ATCTGAACCCATAGCCAGGGTCTGCTGTCATAGCGCCATAACTAAAAGGCGTGTAATTTGTTGCTAGAGGTATTAACTTATTAAGCGCAGTCTTACCCGCTTCCATAAAAGGCATTTGATCTGCGCGTGTCTGGTTGTACTGTTGATTGGCTAGGTCAGCGGCGTATGTTGTTGCGCCAGCTTGGTCACCACCACCCCGACTTGCAGAGGTTGCTCCTAACAATGAACTAGCAGCGATTGCTGTAGGTAACATCCAAGCCATATTAAACTCCTTCGCTCAAACAATGAGCAATTTGACGTACTTGTTCATGGTTGACATTAGTAATAATTACTTCATCAACTTTATCTTCATCTGTGCAATCTGTTGCATGTATACAATACCAAACAACATCTGTAAGCGATTTTACGCCATGATGGGTATTTGCTTCAATAGTTAAACAAGCAGGTGCATGAATAACCTTTTTCTCCCCATCAACAATTAATTCAATTGAACCTTGCGCCAAAACTGACAAGTGATCAAATTTGTGGGTGTGCTGAATTAGCCATTTACCCGCAGGAATAAATGTTTCTTTAGCATACACTCCACCGCCAAAATGGTGTTTGATCTCAGGTTCAATAAAACTCATCTTATTCCAATAGCAGGTTGTTGTTGGAAGCCGCTTGCATGATGACCCAATTTGTGCCATCAGACACCATTGTTGCCCAGTTCCCAATAACATCCAAAAGAATCGCTGTCCCAGCCGAAGTGCTATCAATTGGCACAACATTACTAGACGCTGACACCAAAAGCTGTGCCTGCATATTCTTAAATGTAACTTGCCGTCCAGTGTAAGCAGATGGCGCTGGCAAGGTGACGGTGCAAGTTGATCCTGATTTGTTGTTGATTACCCAAGATTCATTAGCCGCCAAGGTGAAGTCAGCAGTCTTAGTGACTGGGGCTGCCGTAGTCGAAATCCCCCATGATGGCGCGGTGTTAGGACCGTTTGCCGTAAGCACTTGACCAGCCGCGCCAGAATTAAGTCTTGCTAATGTCGTTGTGGTATTGGCATACAAGATGTCACCCACCGAATAAGACCCAATTCCCGTACCACCATTGATTGCAGGCGTTATGCCATCACCACCACCTGTAACCGTGTAGAGGTTATAGAAAAACCGATACCACTCCCTTGACACTAGCCCCGTACGTGGATCAATTAGATCAACACGCGGAGCCGTGATCTGGGTGATATTGGTTGTAGCCATTATGCGTTGGTGGGGCTAATCAATAGTTCAGCGCCCACAATGACTGCTTTAACTGGATCGGTCTGCGATACCTCATACACACGGTCACGCAATTGCATGGTCATGCCAAGCCTACGCCAAAAGACGCGCCTGTAATACTGACCAATCTTGCCCATCTTGCTCAAGTGTTCGTTTGACCATGTGTGACCACCATCATCAGACCAACGCAACATAAGCTCAGGATCGCTACCTTGACCTGTATTTAGACCAGTACCCGCCTCGCAATCAAGCTGAAGGCTGTGTTGTGCTGTCCGTTTAAGAGTATTTGTGCCAGTTGGCAACGCTCTCCACGACCGTAACCACTTCTGGATACCGCCATTGTCAGCGTACACATTTAGGTCAAGGGTATAGATGTTGCCATTTTGATAGTCACCGACTACCGTATTGCCACCAAAGTTACATTGGCAGTTACTACGGTGACGGGTAAATTCACCAAGAGTAGTATTCCAACCAGCGCGTTCATGCCATGCTTGAGTAGACACATCGTAGACCCAAGTAGCATCGCCACTAGGGAATGTCAAAACATAGAAAGCATGACCTTCTTGCTGATAGGTATACGCTACAGCATCAGAGATATTGCCGTATTGGGCGATGGCATATTCAATAGCATGGGTAGAAATCCTAACGCCAGCGTAACCATTGGCGCGATAAACAATTCCTTGTCCACGGGCATCTGTGCCGAGCCAGAATAGGGCATTGTCGAGCTTTGCGACAGAGAACGCTGCTACGCATCCAATTTCGTTAAAAGCGCCTTGAATGCGCGTTAAAGGGAAGTCAGCCAGACCAGCGTTATACCAAACCTCAACCGAGTCAGTGCCAAACAACCATGCTTCACGGTGATCCACATTGATGGCCACCAATCCATCTGGTGAGCCTTCGGCAGATGCAAAGTCAAGAGGGTCGACCGAAGAGCCATCAAGCAATTCAGTTACCCACACCTTTTGCGAGTCTGGTTCGTTATAAACAAAGTACCCATCTAGGTACGCTACAGTCACAGCACCCGTAAAGTCTGGGTCAGTAATCTTGGCAAATACATTGGTAACTTCGTTATAGATAAACCCATCAGGATTACAAGCCAAAAACATTTGTGTGCCATTGTCGGCAATTGAGACTGGGCCAGTCCCCGTGACCGTACCCAATAAAGTGGGTGTAGCGGTCAATCCAGTAACTTTGTAGAACTCAGTACCAGACACAACATAGAAGTCACTGCCGTTGGTCTGGTGCGCCCATAGCGCTCGGATAGGACCAGTGCCAATGGTTTGTTGGAACTTTAGACCAGGCGCTCGATTAAAGAACGCCGCTGTCTTGCCACCATCAGGGACAATTTCGGGGAAAAGGTTAACGAGTCGATTGTCTGCAGCGTTGATACTGCGAGCGACATAAGACGCACCCAGAATCGGTGTTTGCATCAATAGTTCCCCGCGTAGATGTTGAAGCGTTGACGAGTTGCTATGAGTGAGTAAGGCATAGACATGATGTCATCAGGATTGTTGATGCGCTTCAGATTGCGCTTAGATGTCATTGCAATGCGTTGCACTTGTGGGCTTGGTTCTACGCCAAACTCAGGCGCGATCTCCATTGCCAAGTTGTAAGTGAAAGCGCGGAGATAGCCTGGTGGGAACAAGATGTCAGTCACCAATGTCGCAGGCTGAGACAGCTCTTGGACGCTAACAAAGTGCCATTCCAAGTCCCGTGTGGGCTTTGGGTACACCGTCATCGTAACGTCAGGATAGGTCATGTTGACAAAAATGACCTGTGGATACGTTGACGTTACCGTCTTAACAGCAATACCGTCATACTGCTGTTGATTGATAAATTTAATGCCAAACGACACATTAGTGCCTGCATCGCGGTAATAAGTTGCATCGTCCAACAAAACAGGACGATTTCCAACAAAGTTACCAGTAGGGCCAAGGGTGCGAGTAATCTCGCCAGCAGGCCAAGTAAATATTTGATCTTGAGTGCAAAAAACAGCTAATCGCTCTGTATTCCAAGAGTCAATCATCTGGTTTAACGCCATGAGCGAGTCTTGTGAAACCGATGCCGATGGGGTTTCACCTTCGGCTAATACGCCAAGCAATCGCAATGCTCTATTGATTTGATCGCCAGCCGTGTATGTAGCCATTCTTACGCTCCTTGTTCTGTCACCTCTACAGCAGGCCGTCCACGCCTACGTTTAACTTCCAATGTATTTACAACAGGAGCCACCTCTTCTTCAGGTGTGTCCAAAGTATACCTTGTCCATCCATTTGTTTCATCGTATACAGCTTCAAGTTCCATAGTGGCAACCTTTGCACCGTGAACTGGGTGGGACATGTAAATAATAGCCATAATTTAAGAAGGGGGTGATTAGCCCCCTTTGGTTTAGGCAGTGATGCCGATGTTTTTCAACGCGGTACGAAGAGCATTGATGGCGGTTGCCAACTCAGTTCCCGAAGCAGTGTTGCTAACCGCAGTAATGGCCGCAGCTTGTGTAATTGGGGTAGTTCCATAGAACCCCGCAGTTCCACCAGTTTTGCCCATAATTGCACCGTCAAGTTGTGCGTCTTCAAACGCAACGCCTACAGCTTTTGTATTTGGCATGATTTAGTCCTTTTAAAAATGGGAGCCGAAGCCCCCATTAAGTTTTAGGCTATGCGATACAAAGTGTACGCAGCGTCACCAGTTTTGCGGAACATGAACTGCGCCGCGCCACCGACCCCAGCCGCACTGCCCGTAATAGCAACAACCAAGTTGCCCACAGCAGTGATGCCAGTTCCAACAGCCATTGTAATAAGGCCAGTGGAGGTGCCAAGGTTAATAACAGTCAAATTGAACGTGCTACCAATTTTTGCGTTGGTTATAACCGCATCAATTGCACTTGCCGTTGGCAAAGTGTAGGTAGCAGCGGTTGTGGAGGGGTTACCCACCAACAAGTTGCCTGTAATTTGTGCAACGGTTAGGGTTGCGGTTGCGGTTGCGGTCTGTTGAGATGCTGTTGCATACAAGTCAATTTCGTTTAGGTTGCCGTCACCGACTTGATATCCACCGCCAGAATTAGGTAATGCCATGATAAATTTCCTTAAAAAGAGTTACGGAATGAAGCCCCCGAAGGGGCATTCAATTTAGCCCCAAATGCGACAAGCCATTTGTGGACGGATGGTGCTGAAGCCATACAGTACGTCAATACGGCAAGGCATACGGTCATTGTTAATATCGTACTGGCGAACAACGCGCAAGCTGATACCGTTATGAACCGCACGAGCAGCCATGTCAACACCTTGTGGGAGCAACAAGTCAGCAGTAGCGAAAGTGATCGCATCTTTGTGATAGACCAAGTTCTGTGGGTACTGAGTAGAGGCTGTTCCAACAAACACAACAGCTTTGCTTGTAGCAGGCAATGTCAACATGGTAGCCAAAGCGCTTGATGCTGAGTACATTGGAGCAACGGTAACAGTAGCGGTTGTGGTGCTTGTTGAAGAAGCTAAAGCCACGAACTGGAACAACGAACCAGTGGATTCACGGGTTTGTGGGTTCACAGCGTAGCAATCAGCAATCGTAAACACGTCACCAACAGCGATAAGTTCACCAGAACCGACAGTCAATGTCAGAGTAGAAGAACCCTCAGTGGTCACAGCAGCGCCAGTGGTGTTACCCGTAGCGGCGCGAGTACCTGTTGAGTGTTGCTTGATAGACTGAGACATGTTGACTTCATCAAAGCCCAACACGCCAGTACCCATCATGCCATTACGGAACTGCTTGCTGATAGTGTCTGTAGGATTAAACAAACCTTTCATGCCTTCAACCAAGCCTGCGTTAGCGGCGGGGTTTACGGTAGCGTAACGTGGAGACATCACGGCAGCGTTTTCGTTCAATTTCTGTTGGGCTTGCAACAAGACCAAAGAAGTTGAAGGGGTGGTGCCTGGTGTGCCAACGGTGTTACCAATGGTTTTGTAAGCATTAGCAACGTCAGCATCAATAGAAGATGCCAATTGGCTAATACGGGGCTTCAACACACGCTCTGCGAAGTCATCCAATTGCATGGTCAATTCAGCAGATGTGAAGTTGACACCGATGTGCTTTTGGCTGGCAACGGTCAAAGTGGTGAACTGTTCGTTGTCGTCCTGAACTTGCAGGGCGGCGCCGTCAGTTACCAGAGCGCGGTCAGGTAAACGGATACGGAGAGTTGAACCGATCTTTGCACCTTCGACAGCGAAGCTGTCATCGTACTGGCGGTTCACGTTGCGTGTGAGCACTAGGTTGTTCTCGAGAATTTCGAGAGCTTTTCTAGTGATCATGTCAATGGTCAGAATACTATTAGACATGGAAAAAATCCTTTAAAAATTATTAGCGGGCCTGCGCTTCCCACTTTTTACGCTGTCTTGCTCTTTCTGCTTCAATCCACTGCGAGTCCGTCATGGTCTTGGTAGACCTTGGATCAGTAGTGTCATAAGCAGGCGATCCAGTAGATCGGGCGGTGACAGGCGTAATAGGCGCTGGCGCTGAAGTTGTTCTTTTGACTGGGGGATCAGATGCTAATTTAGCCTCAATCTTCCCAATCTCTTTTGCCTGCCCAAGTGGAGCCATGCGCGAGATGCGATCTGCTTCTTTGGGGTTAGAACCGAGGTAGTAAGCTAACTCAGGACCAACATCAGAGAATTTGATCGTTTCAGCCATCACTTCTGTGATTGGAAGTTTTGGGTTATACGCGACTTGTTCAAAGTCATCGTATTTACTCCGAGCTTCTTCTTCACGGTCATGGTAGCTTTCAAGAACTTCCGATCTTTGCTTTTCAGCATCACGCTGTGCGACTAGTTGTTGTGCTTTCTGAAGTGCCAATGCGTCTGCATAGGCTTCAGTAGACTCAAACTGGTCAACGGATGCTACGGGCGCTGCTCTCAACGTCTGTTGTTCAGACTGACGCTGTGTCTGTTCTCGTTCCCACTTACGTTGCTCTCTTGCGAGGCGTTTGCCTATCGCAGCGTCTAGTTCTTCTTGTGTGAAGGTCTTCGATACTACTTCTGGCGTTTCCGACGTTTGAACTTCAGTCTCTGGGGTGGCCGTCACCGTAGGAGCTGGCGCGGAGTCAACTTCCGCTAGGTTTTGCTGGACTTCTTCAGTCATTTCAATGAATCCTTGGATTCCTCGGTGAACCTCACCGATACGGTTTTTACTAATATATCAGATATTAGGGTTATGCACTAACCCTAACCCAAGATGTTGTTGCTTCGTCCCAAGAATACATACCATCGGTAGGCATTGGAACAGGGGCAGACCATTGGCAAGTTTCCTCTACCAATAGCCAACTTAAAAATGGTTGAGGTGGAATAAACGCATCACGTTGGCTGTCATAGGTGTAACCAATACCAGCGTAGTTTTTGCGGATGTTGCCGTTGTAAGAAGTGCGTTTACAGACTTGATTGCGGAATTCTCCATAAAACTGTTCCCAATCTTGGGATGTATCAGTTTCATCTTTACCAACAATAACTTCTGTAACGATGTTGTTTTCGTTTAAAAATGCGTAATGTGCCATTAGAAAGTCACCGTTCCTGTTCCTTGGGTAAAGGAATAAGTTTTATAACCGCCTGATGTTGTTTTGGAGTACGTCAATCCACCGCTAATGGTTGTAATGTCTGCAAATGAATCAGCATATCGAATAATGACAATACCAGAACCACCAGAACCACCTGTACCGCCCGATGCGCCTGTACTACCTCCACCGCCGCTGCCAGTGTTTGCAGATGCGCTCCCAGGCGTTGCGCCTTGAACTGAGCCAGCACCCGCGCCACCAACGCTACTACCACCAGTACCACCAGCGTAACTTGTGCTAAACGCACCGCCACCACCGCCGCCACCGTAGAAAGTTCCAAGAGAATTCCAGTTAAGACCTACACCACCATTACCGCCAGTTGATTGTGCATTTACAGTTGCGCCTACTCCTCCAGCACCACCGCCACCAGCACCTGAATTTAACGGATTAAAACCAAGTCCTAAACTGTCTCCACCAGCATAGCCTTGAACGGGTGAAGTTGATGGGGTATTACCCGCACCGCCAAATCCTTGTGTACCACCAAAACCATTAGTAGAACCACCACCGCCAGAACCGCCAGCATTACCATTTTGAGATGATTCTGAACCGCCACCACCACCGCCAGAAGCAGTAATTGTTCCAAATACAGAATCGTTGCCAGATGCGCCTTTGGTTGATGTTGTTGATGCGCCACCACCACCGCCACCGATTGTGACGGTTATTCCTGAACCAGCAGTAACAGCAAAGCCAGTAGCAGTCCTGTATCCACCCGCGCCACCACCACCGCCACGACCGTCACCACCGCCCGCCCCACCAGCGAGGACAAGGTACTCAACTGTTGATGGTGCAACTAACGCGCCACCAGCTAAAAAAAAGTTTTTAGCCGCAAACATTATGGGGTATACCCTTGGGCGATTGAGCCGTACCAGTTTGTACCGTCAGCAATGAAAGTCAGAATGTCCATCTTGCCAGCAGTTGCTGTAATCGTTGGCGCACCAGCAGTTCCCCATTTGACCGAGGTAAATGTTGCTGTGCCGTTACCCGTAGCCGCTGCTTGTTTGAGCAACAACACAAAAGACTTGCCAGCCACGTTTGCAGGCATTGTGAATGTGCAAGCTGTGGATGCTGTCAGGGTTGCAGTCTGCACCGTACCGTTGGTCAATGCCAAGGTAGACGCGCTAGTTACAGTACCAATCGCAACAACCGCCTCAACATAGTTAGTCACTGTTGGATTGTTAAACAAACCGTTGGCGCTTACCTTGGTAGTTGCGCCACCTTGCACAATTGGCAATACCTCAGTACCCGCTAGGGGGACTGTTGCGCTCGGTAGAGCAGAGATTTTTGTATCAGCCATTTATCACTCCAACAAAATTAGACCGCCATCCTCTTGAACGAGGTTGTCACCGATCTCAGTTAAAAGATTGCCTTGCACCGTTGCATCGGCATACCCAGACAAAAAGGAAATAATGCTTCCAAGACCAATGGAAACACCATTCCGAATAGGGATGCCAAAGTAACTCATTGTGAGTTCATTGGTTTGCAGTAGATCGTGCCACCAGTAGACACTTGGATCGCGCTCACGCGCCATGTACCGCTAACAGTAGCAGGCACTTTGAATGGGATCGGTGTAAACGGTGGGATCGGTGTACTAGCTGTTGTCGCGGTAACGCCTTCGCCAACCAAGACATAACATGCTTGGTCAGACCAAACCACTACGCCTTGAGCGCCAGCAGGCCAGACACCAGTTACGCCAGCAGTGCCAGTGTAAGAAATAGACCTAGCTGGGAAATTACTGTCTGCTAAAGGGTTTAAAAGTTCCATGATGTGTCCTTATGCCAAGAATTTTAATTTATACAACGTGCGAAGATAGACTTCAATAATATTGTCAATGAGTTGTTGCAACGACATATCATTCTTATCCACGACTTCATACCGCGCATCTTCAATCTGTTTCAAAGAGTCTTCTAAGAATTCAATGATGTTAGATGTCTTCTTTGCCGAATGCAAGGTGATTGGGCCAATTAGACCATGACGGCCTTGGTAGGCTTCCGCAAAATCATCCGCAACGCCAACAATTCGGTCATAGAAGATGTTTAGCGCTGTGTGCTTGCTGAAACTGCGAGTGTTTAGATGCACCGAGTGAGCAACATCACGGGCTAAAAACAGTAATCCTAGAAAATCAGCGCATTTCATTGGGCATTCCTTGTGGTGGCATTTGTTCTGGCATACCTTGTGGGGGCATCATCTCTGGAGGCATTTGTTGATATTCAGCAGATTCGGGCATCATTTCCATTGGCATAGATTCTTCACGCATTTCAGGCATTTGGTTCATCATGTTCTGTGATTCCATTGCCGCAGCGACTACGCCCATAGCAATGTCTTGGATTTGTTGTTCAGACATGCCCGCTTGTACGGCAGCGATGCGCTTAGTCTCTGCTTCGTACATTTTGACTTGAGCCTCAAAGTCTTTGCGCTCTTGGTCTTGCATCTCCATAGACTTGCCCACGTTTTGGATCATTCCATGCATGGCTTCCATCTCTTGACCCATTGCTTGGATTTGTTGTTGCGCCGCTTGCAGTGCTGGGTCTTCATCCCCGTCCGATAAGAACTTGGGATCAATGGTCTTGGCAAAGCGCTTGGACATTTCTTGCGCCCCTGGCCAGTCCATGTTCTTGATAAACAAGTCACCAGCGACCGCCCACAGTTGTGGGTTGCCTTGCAGAAGTTGAGCCATCGCCTCTAAAGCCTCTTGGCGCTTGGTGGCGTAGCCTGGCCCTGTAGTCGCAACTACATCGTATTTACCGATGCTAGGGTTATAAATCTTCTCAATCACAATACCTTCTTGGTTAACAATCTTGTTAACTGGTTGTGGCTGATCTGGGTTGATCTTGACCATCTTAGTCTCGCCATCTTCACCAATGATTCGAGCAATACGTTGTGTGTCGTAAATCTTGGGGATCAAGTCCACTAATTGACGGGCCACATGGCGCACGGCACGGGTCAGGTTGTCACCATAGTGGTAAGTTCCCACATCACCCTCGCGCTGACGGGCAAGG